GTCATCTTCCAAGGCGACTACCTGTACCTCCTGAACAAAGATGTGAACTTCGTGCGCGAGGCATATCCTTTGAGTGCACATCAGTCTGAGCCTAAGCACTACGCTATCTTTGGCCCGCAGTCAGCTAACGTCAATGAACTGTCGTTCATCCTTGGCCCTACGCCTAATGCCAATTACTACGCAGAACTGCATTATTACTATTACCCAGAATCTATCGTTACCGCCCTGACCACATGGCTGGGTGATAACTTTGACTCTGCATTGCTGTATGGCACTCTGGCAGAGGCAGGAACATACATGAAGAGCGCACCGGAAGACGGCATGTACAAGGTGTACCAAGAACGGTACGTTCAGGCTATTGCGCTTCTCAAGAACTTGGGTGACGGCAAGCAACGTGCTGACGCTTATCGTGATGGTCAGATTAGGGTTCCTGTAGCATGAGCATCCTCCAAACCCAGACGACTAGCTTTAAGACAGAGCTTTATACAGCCGTCCACAACCTATCCACGGATACGCTGAAGATCGCCCTGTACACGGCCAGTGCTGATTTAAACGAGGCAACCACTGTTTACACGACCACAGGCGAGGTTACGGGAACTGGCTACGTTGCAGGCGGCGTGGCCTTGACTGGCGTAACCATTAGCTCCTCTGGGTATACAGCTTTTGTAGACTTTGCCGATGTGGTGTTTAACGCATCTGTTACGGCTCGTTGTGCCTTGATCTACAACGTTACTCAGGGTAACAAATCCATTGCTGTGTTGGACTTTGGGTCTGACAAAACATCTACCAATTTCACCATCACAATGCCTGCTAACACAGCGACAGCAGCATTGATCCGTTCTTCTAATTAAGGAGCCTCACATGAGCTTGGACAAAATCACCGCTACCGATCAAGTAGCAGCAATTACAAAATACAACACCACGCCCTCTGATGAGATGGCTATCCACGGTACATACCATGCCATTTGCTACAGTATTGATGGTTTTGTTAAGTGGGACGAACCCATCCAGAACTTGGTAACGACTGTTGGTAAGAATTTAACCTTGGATACCATCCTTGGCAACTCAGCCGCTGGCGCAGTTGTGATGGGCTTGAAGGGTGTGGGTTCTGCTAACGTTGCTGATACACAAGCATCCCACGCAGGCTGGTTAGAAGTGGGTGGCACTAACGCTCCTGCATATTCTGGCAACCGTCCTACGCCTTCATTTGCTTCTGCCGCCGCTTCTAGCAAGGCTACATCTTCTGCCGTGTCATTCTCCATGACCAGCACGGGTACTGTAGCGGGTTGCTTTATCAACATTGGCGGTAGCGCAACTAAAGATTCAACCACTGGCACATTGTTCTCTGCTGGTGATTTTTCTAGTTCTAAGGCTGTTGTTAATGGTGACACGATTGCGGTTACGTACACATTGACATTGACCTAATATGGCAAACGGGTGGGGCGATAATGCTTGGGGCGATCTAGGCTGGGGTGGTGAAACCACCTATGAGGTCAGCGTCACCGAGTCATTAACGAACGGCTCATCTTGGGGACAAGATACTTGGGGTTCTGGGTCGTGGAACGGCACGGCAGGTATTCAGGATATTCAGACTGTCGTTGTCACGTTGAATGTGGCGGTAAGTGAGACAGCGGGAATAGCGGATGCTGAGTCTGTTCTGGTTGCGTATGCGGATACTGTTGCTGAAATTGTGGCAATTGCTGATGTAAACGAGGCAATAACCAGCTACAACGTCAGTGTGGCAGATAGCCAGACCATTACAGATGACGAGGCCGCGCAGACAAGTTACACAGAAAGTGTTGCGGATTCGTTAGGGATTGTGAGTGTAGAAGAAGTAGTTGCTACATTCTTGGGTAATATATCGGAGTCGATTGCAATAGCAGAAGCACAGGTGGCTGTGCTGATTATGACCATCGTAGAGTCGATGGCTATTGAAGAAGGAACGACTGTAGGTACGTTTTACCAAGAGTTTTTAACTGAGTCTGCGGTAATCGTTGAGACAAATGGCGGGATTGCAAATTACAATTTGAGCGTGTCGGATACGATGGCATTGACAGAAATAAACGGTGGACGTTACTTGTGGGAAATTATTGATGACACGCAAGGCGTAAACTGGCAAAATATCAGCAATCCGCAAACACCGGGCTGGGGTGCTGTTGATACAACGGAATCGCCCGGTTGGACAGTAATTTCTACTCAGTAGGAGCAATAAATGGCAAAGACATCCCTTATAGGTCTAACCCTTCCGGCAACAGGTACGCTGTCCGGTCAGTGGGGTGACACCATCAATAACGCCATCTCGCAGATTGTGGATGTTGCCGTTGCTGGAACTCAAACAATTTCTGCGGATGCAGACATTACGCTGACTGTTACTGAAGGCACATACGCAAGTACAGGTCTGACAGCCAATAGCTCTCAGTACGCAGTGATCCTATGGACTGCTGGCGGTACAGTTACCCGCACAATCACAGTCCCTGCACAGTCTAAAACTTATGTGGTGATTAACAAAACATCCAGTACTCAGTCAATTACCATTCAAGGTGTGACTGGTACAGGCGTTACTGTAGCGGCTGGTACACGGGCTATTGTGGCTTGGGACGGTACTAACTTTGTTAATGTGGGCGGTGGCTCTGCGGCTGGCTCCAATACTCAGGTTCAGTTTAATAGCTCTGGCGCTTTTGGTGCTTCTGCTAACTTGACTTTTGACGGTACAACGCTGACAGCCAATGACATCATTGATTCTTCACTGACAGCCAGCAAGCCTGTATTTACAAACGGCAGTAAGAACTTGGTGTCTACTGGAACTCTTGGTGTAGACCAAGGCGGTACAGGTCTAACCACGCTGACTGCTAACAACGTCATTCTGGGTAACGGCACTTCAACACCAACTTTTGTTGCCCCCAGTACTGCTGGTAATGTGTTGACATCTAATGGTACAACTTGGGCATCAACAACCCCAGCCGCTACTGGCGCTACTCGCGGTCAAGCAGTGGCAATGGCTCTCGTCTTTGGCTTTTAAGGAAACATCATGGCAAATCCAAATATTGCTGGCAGTTCAACCACGATTTACGGTGTAACTACCTATCTAACACCCGGCGGTACATCTGCCGTGGTTCTTCTTCCTAATGCTGCTTCTAGCGGTCAAGTGATGAAGATCAACCAGATCGTGGCTGCTAACGTCAGCGGCTCTGCGGCAGTAAATACAACTGTGTCTATCTACACTAACGGCGCTCAATCTCAAGGCTCTGCTCCATCTAGCGGAACGGCCTTCCCGATTGCTTCTACAGTGTCTGTGCCTGTTGGTGCATCTTTAATTGTTGTGGATAAAACATCAGCTTTGTATCTGATGGAAGGCACATCAATCACTGTTACATCCGGCACAGCCAGCGGCATTACTTACAGCATCAGCTACGAACTCATAGCGTAAAGGGAGGCTGATATGTCTCTTGATAGAGTTGGCGGCATTCTTTCTGTCGGGCTTGACGGCATCAATTCACCTGTCACAGCGGTGGAGTACCTTGTCGTGGCTGGCGGGGGTGGTGGTGGATCGGAAAACTATAACTCTGGTTGCGGTGGTGGAGGTGGCGCAGGTGGCTTTTTGACTGCTCAAGGTTATCCCGTGGCTATGGGTACTTCTATTACTGTTACTGTTGGTGCTGGAGGCGCTGGTGCGCCAAACACTTCGGTAGCGGCTGTTCAAGGTGCTAGTTCAGTTTTTGGCAACATTACGGCTATTGGTGGCGGTTATGGCGGAGGAGGCGGTTCTGCGGGTACAACGCCCGGCGGCGCAGGCGGGTCTGGCGGTGGCGCAGGATGGTTTGCTGGTGGAGCAAAAACCCTCGGTCAAGGAAACGATGGCGCATCATTTACTAATGGATTTAGTGGGACTTTGTATTGGGGCGGTGGTGGTGGTGGCGCTGGAAGCGTTGGAACTTCTGAAAATACTACTCCATTTGGCTATTCAGGAGGAACAGGGGCTGTTTCATCAATAACAGGATCACCGATTCAATACGCTGGTGGTGGTGCTGGTGGGGTTTATGATCCAAATAACCTTGGGTTTAAAACTATAGGTGGCGGTGGTGGTGGCGGAAATGGCGGAAGCGGCACTGGTTCTGGCGCAATACGTTTTCAAGCTACAAGCGGTGTTCCCAACACCGGTGGAGGTGGCGGTGGTTCTGGAAACTTCGCTTCTTCTAAAGTCGGAGCCGCAGGCGGTTCTGGCATAGTCATCATCCGCTACCCTTCATACCAAGCCCCAGCTACATCAACAACAGGTGGGCCTGAAATGTACGTTGCAGGCGCATGGCGCGTGTACAAATTTGTTGCCTCTGGCACTATCACATTCTGAGGTTTTATGGCAAACGGTTTATTTAATCTCAAACAGGTCATGCAAGCTGTTCAACAAGGTGGATGGCCTGCTCAAAAAACTCCCGCAGTTGAATACTTAGTTGTTGCTGGTGGAGGTGGTGGCGGTTCGGCTAATAGTGGCGGTGGCGGTGCTGGTGGTTTACTTACAGGCACTGACCCTGTGCCAAATGAACAAACTTTATTAGTTACTGTTGGCGGTGGCGGTGCTGGTGGAATTTATACCGGCGGAAGCTACACCAACCCTGCTGCTGGGCAAAGCTCTGTTTTTGGTTTAATCAGCACTACTGGAGGCGGTACTGGTGGGCCTTCATCATTGGGAACTGTTTCTGAAGGTGGCTCTGGCGGGTCAGGCGGCGGCGGCGGAACATTTGCTACGTTTAATGGAAACAACATTAGTGGTCAAGGTAACGCTGGCGGGTTTGGTGGTGACAATAATAACTGGACTGGTTCTGGCGGCGGCGGTGCTGGCACTGTAGGTCTTAGTACATGGACTGGCGGCACAGCAGTGCCCGGAGTTGGGGGCGCAGGTATTGCGTCAGCTATTTCTGGTACTTTAACCGCTTATGCTGGCGGTGGCGGTGGTGGTGGTCGCTATGGGGGGCAATGCACTGGTGGTGCTGGCGGAGGTGGTGCTGGTAATGCGGGCACAGCACCTTATACAGGTACTAACGGATCTCCAAACACAGGCGGTGGTGGTGGTGGCGGAGGGGTAGGTGGTGCTACTGCTACTGGCGGCACAGGCGGCTCTGGCATTGTCATTGTTTCATACCCAGACGTATATGCGGCGGCAACAACAGTCAATGCAACTGCAACTACAAGTGGGTCGGGTAGCTTATACCCAAATGGCGCAGGTACTCTACAGTCTCAAACTACCGCGCCTTCGCAGTCTGGAGATTTCACACTAGAGTGCTGGATGAATTATTCAACCACATCAAGTTACAGATTGTTTGCGGGTACAGCTACTGGTGCAAATTATGTTGGTTTGTACACTGGAAATTTTGTTGTCAATAGTTCAACAACAGGTGTAGAAAGACAAATCGCCATTTCAGGTGGAGCGCCAGCAATAAATACATGGTTTCATTATTGCTTGATAAGGTCTGGGTCAACGATTTATGGGTTTATAAACGGCGTTTTGCAAGGGTCGGTAGCTTTTACTGACGTTCTGTTTGCAACAGGTTTTTTACAAGTTTGTGGTTACACCGCTACTTATCAATTTCCCGGCTACGTCTCTAATTTAAGATTAACCAACACGGTTGTTTATTCATTGGCTGGGTTTACCGTTCCAACAGGCCCTCTTGCAAATGTTACAGGAACTGCACTTTTGATGAATACAGCATCTGGCGCTCCCTACTTGGACGCTTCTTCAAACGCTTATGCGTTTTTTACGTCTTCGGGAACACAGCCACTTTGGAACCAAGAGTCTCCATTTGTTACTGGTGCAGGCTACAAAAACCGTGTGTACACTTGGACAACCAGTGGTTCAATCACCTTCTAAGGAATAGACATGAGTAATAGATTAGGTGGTTTTATTGCAGGGCAGAACACCAATGTGTCGATTGGTACGTTCACGGCTGTAACTTCACCGACTTTTACCTTTACTTCAACAACGGCAACGCCTGCTGTGGGTCAGGCTGTGCAATTCACGACCACTGGCACTTTGCCTACAGGCTTGTCTACAAATACAACATACTACGTTATCAGCACAAGCACAAACACTTGCCAATTCTCCACAACGCTTGGCGGGTCTGCTGTCACGTTCACAAATAGTTCAGGTTCTGGTACTCACACTGCCGTAACCCAACGCGCATTTAATCCCTATGCTGGCGCTCCTAATACGGTTGAGTACTTGGTAGTCGCTGGTGGTGGTTCTGGCGGTGCTGGTAATGGCGGAGGCGGAGGTGGCGGTGCAGGAGGTTTGCTTACTGCTTCACAATACCTTGTTGCCGCAGGCTCTGCTTTAACTGTGACTATTGGCGCTGGTGGTGCTGGCGTTAGTGCTTCTGGAACAAGCGGCTCAAACTCTGTATTTAGCGGTATTACCGCAACTGGCGGCGGTCGAGGCGCTTACTATGCCGAGTCTCAAGCATCGTTAAGCGGTGGTTCAGGCGGCGGTGGAAACACACAATCATCTTATGGATTAGGCACAGCAGGTCAAGGTAACGATGGTGGAATACCATTAGTTTTGGCTGGAGGTGGTGGAGGAGGTGGTGCAGGGTCGCAAGGCACTTCTAGCAACTCGCCTACTCCTTTTTCTGGTAACGGCGGCGCAGGACTCTGTTCAACCATTACAGGCGCAAGAGTTTTTTATGCTGGTGGCGGTGGCGCAGGTGCGCAAACATCGGGTGCTGGTTTAGGGTGCGCTGGTGGTGGCAATGGTGGTAATAATTCTGTTGGTTTATCAGCAACCGCTAACACAGGTTCTGGCGGCGGTGGTGGCGGTAACAGTAGCAATGCTGGTGGTAATGGCGCTTCTGGCATCGTTATTGTTCGTTACCCACAAATCAATTCTGCGCCAGCTTTGGTGACAGGTTCCCCTCAAGTAAACTATAGTGACGGTTATCAAATTTACACTTGGACTTCTTCTGGTTCAATCATTTTCTAAGGAGCAACTATGAGCCATTTCGCAAAAGTAGAGAACGGTGTAGTGACGCAAGTCATCGTCATCGAGCAGGACGTTTTAAACCTTGGTCACTGGGGCGACCCAGCATCTTGGGTTCAGACAAGTTACAACACCTCTGGCGGCGTACACCGTCTAGGCGGCACACCCCTGCGTAAAAACTACGCTGGTATTGGTTACACATACGACTCAGGT